AAAGAAGAAGCAAAAAAAGAGGCTCGTCAAGTGGCGAAACGCCAAGCACTTGCTACTTTGCTCCGTATCGCTGAAGATGAAGAAAAGGAACTTGGACAACAAAATGACCAAGCACTTGAAACTGAATCTGACGAACCATACATGAAAGAGTTTTCTGAGGGTTCAAAAGATGTAGCCGAAGTTGCTAAGGCAGCCACGACTTATCGTAAGCGTCTTAAGTAAAAGAGGTCTCCCTTGAAGAAACAATCTGCAAGATATGATCTTCTCGCTGAGGAGTTGTCCGTTGGGGATGCTGTCATCCCTAACGGTCAGCCCGTTGGTGGTGTGGGTCGAATTACGAAAATCTATGTTGGTATCGGCATGGCAGATGTTCAATTCAATGGGGGGAATCGTAGGATTCCCGTTGAGGATTTGAAGTTTGTTGACGAGGGGGAACATTCTTTTGCTCCCGATCACGATACAACTGCTGGTGGTGAAACAAACGATGAACCCTTTGGTTCTCGTGATATCTCCACTGAGCCACCTCATGAGGCTTTCACTCCAGTGTTGAATGATATGTTCTACGAACAAACCCTTTCAACAAAAGTCGCCCAACGCTTTGTGAAAAAAGCCTTGTATTGGGCTGGGCGTGATCGTAAATACCGAGCCACGAGATCCGAGTGTGGTTCTTCCTACCTATGCCCAAAGTGTATAGACCCCGTGATAATGAAGAAAGCCATCTACAAGCGATTGGAAGGTGCTTCAGAGCGATTGTGGGGTTGCCCTTCTTGTATGTTCTTAATTAAGGACACGGATATTATGCGTGGGGGGGATGAATAATGGCTTTTATGAGATATGCTTCTGCTCTTGTGATTTCTCCCGAAACCACTCAAAGAAACTGGGGTGGAGTTCGCACGGCTTCTGGTAAGCGAGCGAACTTGGTGAATCAAGCCGAGAAGATTTTCGGTGGGTCTTTTGACCCCTCTGAATACCTTTTGACTCATTGTACAATTGTCGCTTCTGTTGATACCGATGATGCTCCCAATGTTAAACTGGGTTCAGTGACAGAGAACGGCAAGAAGATTAACCGTAAGTATTCTAACTACTTGATAACTCCGAACACTTCAAAGTATGTGAACAACAATGGAGATTCTTGGGATCGAGATGTTCTCATGAAATCTTACAGAACATTTGTTGGGAGTCATAACTTCCAAGAGCATGTTCAGATTGAAGACTTATCAAAGGGTCGTATCATTGATGCCGTTGCTCGTGATGTCGGGGATTCTGTTTATGTGGATATCCTTGTTGCGACAGACCGTAAGCACGCTCAGTTGGTGGAAGATATCCAGAGTGGTCGTCTAGGCACATTGTCGATGGGTTGTACCGTAGATAGCACAATTTGTACGAAATGTGGGAATGTGGCAGTTGATGACACTGAGTTCTGTGACCATGTGAAGTATGAAAAACGGAATACCTTTATTGATAACAGTGGCAAGAAAAGAATAGTGGCTGAGTTGTGTGGTCATACCGATATGGGTGACACGGCTGGAGTGACATTCATAGAAGCCTCTTGGGTTGCAGTACCAGCCTTTACTGGTGCAGTAATGCGAAATATTTTAACGGCAGACGAGGTTAGTTCGGATGTAGTTCGTAAAGCGAACGAGATTCTTTCAGTGCCTCCAGCCGAGTGGTCAGACGAAGCCCAAAAGAAAGTCGCACGGAAAGTAGTGTCTTTCGGTTTCGATGACGAGGAAGAAGATGAGGGTGGCGACAGCGAACCCACATCCCCTATTGATGAATTAGAAGATGAGATGGTATCAATGGTGAAGAAACGAGTTCTTCAACGGCTTAAATCCGAAATGTCCCCCAAAGAGGAGGCAAAGAAAGATGCACCAAAGCCCGAAGATAGTACCACTTATCAAAATGATACAGTGATCAAAGAAGGCACACTAAGGAAGGCTCACGCTATGGGTCAAAAACTTGGTGTTCTTCAAGGGATCGCAAAGGTTTCTCACACCAGAGAAGATTTTATTGATGGTATTGCTCTCCTTGATTATGAGAGGGGTTCAAAAACATCGGTATCTGTTTATCGTGCCAGCCTAAAGGTCGGTTCGGTATCAAAGTACGCCACGCTGAAAGGCTTCTTGCTTGCTAGTAAGAAGGCTCTCGGTGGTACAATGTCTAAGTCTGAGGTTACTCAGATGATTCGACTTGCCCGATTGCTTGACTTCTGGTCGGCACAAAAACATTAACCCCCCCCTTCACTTAAAACACAAAAAGGAGAGTATTATGCGTAGAAGCAGACTTACTTGGAATAAAAAGGCAGACAATGCCCCAGCAACCCCAAATGAGGGTTATGACCATCCAGCAGATCAAGGACAACAACCCGTTGAGAAATACTTCATCGACAATGATGGAAACGGTGTTGGTTCTGAACCTTCAGATTTCGCAGAAGATGTTCATCAACCACCTTACAACAAGGGTGACCACCCAGCAACTCCACACGAAGGACACGATCATCCAGCGATGAAACAAGCCGCTCGTGATATCCGTGCTTCTGTTGAGCGTAAAGCATCTAAATGTATTCGTATCGCACAAGCAACACTCGGAAAAGGTGCTTCAATTGAAGACCTAGAAGATCAAGCATTGGCATTTATGAATATGGCTGATGAGGATGTTGCTGCAACTTTGGATCGTTTGTCAGAAATGGAAGCGTACCAAATGGCAGAAGAACCAACTGCTACTTCAATGTTCGCAGAAGAAGATTCTGAACTAGAAGGTTTGATGGCTGAGTTCATGTCAGAAATCGAATCAGATGAACACGAAGATACAGAAGAAGCAATGCTTGCAGAAATGTTAGCAGAAGAAGAAAAAGCAATGGGTGGCGAAGAAGCCATGTTGTCTGAAATGCTTGCTGAAGAAGAAATGGCTGACCAAAATGCTCCAGAACACTTTGAAGCAGAAGAAGCAATGGAAGACGAGTTAATGCTTGCCGAAGAAGGACTTGATGCTATGGGTCTTGATGACGGTATGGGCGATGACGAATTGCTTGCTGGATTGTTCGCTGGTAAGTTCGCTGGTGAAGAAGAAGCCGAAGAAGAAGAAGCAGAGGAAGAAGAAAAAGAAGCAGAAGAAGCAGAAGAAGAAGCCGCTTCTAAGAAAGCCTCTCGCCTTCGTCCCCGTGCCCGTAAAGCATCAAAGGGAGTTAAGACTCTTGGAAATGTTTCTAAAACAGCATCTTCAGAAATGAACGAACTGTCAAAGTTGTGGGAAAGTGCTCCTAACATCAGTGACTTGTTCTAATCTTCCCGAAGATTCTTGAATGATTGAAATCCATCTAGTTCGCTAGATGGATTTTTTTTTGCTTATCTGAGATAAAATCTCAATAATGTTTCGATAACTTGACCTATTGTATGATTGCCATCTTTGTTTCTGGAGGGGGTAGTCATTTTAACCTAAACTTTCAAAATCTCTCCCTTGTAAACAGGGAGTATTGCCTAAAAAAGGAGAAATCTTATGGCTTTACTTGGACAAGCGAGTGGTGCGTTTACAGAAAGTTCTTCATCTTTACGGATTCTACATGTTGGTATCCGAAACACTGTCGGTGTTATTACAGATGAGGCTTTCGAGCAAACTAACCCTCCCGTACTTTCTGCATCTGGTGCTGGTTCTACCATCTCAGATCAGGTTTCTACAACAATCTTCGGAGTTCTCTCTGGATCTGTTGCTTTCACTCGACCAGACATTGACGAAAATGTAATCGGTGGCCCAGCGGCTACTGGTGCGTTGTTGCTTGATGCTGGATGTCGACCACTTGGTATTTTCATCAACCACGCTGCTGGATATTCTTTCGAGAACACTCCCGCTGCTGCTTCTAACAAGTGTCCTTATGTTTCTGCACAAGGTTGTTACGCAAACTCTTTGTTTGAAACTAACATTATCACTAATGGTGGAACAACTGGTACTGCCGTTGCTGCCGCTGGTACTGTTGCCGTTACTGCTTATGCTGCTGGACAAAACTTGGTTGCTTCTGTTAATGGTTACTTGACCAACGAAGCCGCTGATGGTTACGAAGCCACACAAGGTGGAACTAATACTATTATCGGTATCGTGAAGATGGCACCAGATAATACACAAGATGAACTCGTTTACGACCAACGCATTTAAGGAGGAGACTACTATGAGCGTATCAAATGCTGTGAAGCAAAAAATCATTTCTGATTATATCAAAACTCCTCAAGGGCGTGCAAAACTTGCTGCTTCTATGACTCAACCACTTCGTTTGCGTAGAGATTACGCATCGGTTGGTCGTAAGACATTCCTTGTTGAGCAACTCCCAGACGGAGCATTGCCAATTTATGACAAAGATCCAGATGTAACTGCGTATGTGGTTGGTGAAGAAGGACAAAACATCCTTGCAATCACTAAGCCCCGCCGTGTTATCTTTCCTTTGTTTGAGATTGCATCTAACCCCGAAATCCCTTTGACACAAATCAAAGAAAGACGATTCGACCTTATCGAACGTGCGCAAGATTTGGCTCGTGCCCAAATCCAAGCGGCAGAAGATGAGCGAGTATTCTCTACTCTTGATGCTGTTGCTCAGAACGGTTTCGATTCTGTTGGAAACCAAAACCCAGACATCCCAGTTGTTGCTCCAGTTACTGGTGCAGTCCTTGCTGATGCTTTTGCGTTAATCGAACGCCATGACCTTCGTGTTGCACGAATCTTCATGAACGCTCGTGACTATGCAGATTTGCGTAAGTTCGGTCGTGACATCTTGGATATCGAATCTCAGCGTGACTTGTTGAAGACTGGTCTTATGGCTACTCTTTGGGGTGCTCAGATCATCACTTCTCGTATCGTTCCAGTTGGAACAGTATATGTTGCTTGTGAGCCAGAGTTCTTTGGTCGCATGCCCGTTCGTACTGAACTAACGGTATTGTCTGCTGATGATCCAAAGGCTCGTACTATTGGGTTCTCTGTATTCGAGAATATTGGTATCGGTTGTTTCAATCCTCGTGGATTGGTTCGATTGTCTATCACTC